TTCCCCGACGGCTTCGCCGAAGGCCAGATGCTGCGCGAGATCCCCGACATGCTGGGCATGTACCTGCGCGACGCGGAACAGTTGGCCGGGGAGACGCAGACCGCGGTGCAGCGGGTGCACGACGCGGTGAAGTGAACGTGGCCGCGCGGTTCGCCCCCTCGCCACGCGGCCATCGGCCCCGGCGGTCCGCCCGTCGGGGCTTTTGTTCATGCTAGGCGTTGACCTCTTCACCTGAAGCCCTTACTCTCCTGAGGACAAGGTACGGAGGAAAAGGCACACCATGACCTGGAAGCGGCAATACACAATCGGTTCGGTGGCGCGGGCATCCGGCGTAAGCGCCAAGACCATCCGCCAGTGGGACCGTCGCGGCCGTCTTGTCGGCACCGCGCCGACGCAACCCGATGGCAAGTATTCGCCGCGGCACTTCTCGGAAAACGCGGCCATCGAAATCGCGATCATCGGCGCGCTCACCAGCCACGGGTTCGACGCGCGCGATGCGGCGGAAGCGGCCACGACGTTCGCGCACATGGCCGTGGAAGACACGCAGACCGGCGGCGCGGCTGCGGCGTGGGAAGGTGGAACCGTCACCCCGCGCCGCCCCGGCGAGCTTTTCGAGACCGGCTGGACCGTCCTGTTCGTCGCCAACGACAACACCGCGCGCGTCGCGAACACGCGCGAGGTTCCGGGCGACCTGATGATGAAGGGGCCGGTCACGGCCGTGGAGATGAGCAGCTTGGTGATGGGCGTTCGTGCCGCCCTGCAAGCGGAGGACGACGTTTGAGGAACACCACGCCGCTTCCAACCGGCGCGCGGCCCGTCGGAGTAAACAAAGGCGCCCTCGATGGCGTGGTATCGGGGCTCGAAGCTCTACTCCTGTGGCAAGGGCGCCAAGGCCGCACCCCCTCTGCAAAGCCCGTCGCGAGACACGCGATTCCCTGAGATGGAGCCTCCCCCATGCCGAGCTTGAAAGACCTTCGCGATCGCCGCGAACAGCGCGTGCAGGCGATGCGCCAGGAAATCGATAGCCCCAAGGGCGACAACGGCGACCTGAGCGACGAACAGCGCAGCCGCGTGGACAGCCTGCGCACCGAGATCGACAACCTCGACAAAGATATCGAGCGCCGCCAGGCCCTCGACGAGGCGGAGCGCCGCACCGCGCAAGGCGAGACGGTGGCCGGCGAGCCCGACCGCGCGTGGGAGACGCGTCGGCGCGAGTTCCGCCTGACCACGGCCCTGGCCGGCGCCGCGGGCATGCCGGTGGACGACGGCCCCGAGCGCGAGATCGGCCAGCACATCCGTCAGGCCGGCGGGGAGTTCACGGGCACCCCGGTTCCCGTCGAGGCCGTGGCGGACGAACCCGCCCCGGCGGAGACGCGCGCCCTGACCAGCGCGAGCGCCGGCGACCTGATCGCCACGGATCACCAGGGGCAGCGGTTCATCGACCGGCTGCGCGAGGCCGTGGTTGTGCGCGGGCTCGGCGCGACCGTGCTGCGCGGGCTCACCGGCAACGTGGACATTCCCAAGCTGACCGGATCGGCGTCCGCCGAATGGGTGGCCGAGGATTCCAGCCTCTCCACGAGCAACCACAGCTTCGCCAGCGTCGGCATGACGCCCAAGCACGCGGGCGCGCTCACGGAGCTGTCGCGGAACCTGCTCCAGCAGACCAGCCCGGACATCGAACAGCTTGTCCGGCGGGACTTCCGGCAGATCCTCGCCCGCGCCCTGGACAGCGTGGCGATCGAGGGCGGCGGCGCGAACGAGCCGACCGGCATCCTCGCCCACGGCAGCGTGCAGAGCGTGGACATGAGCACGGTCTCGTGGGCGAAGGTGCAGGAGCTGATCGGCACGCTGGAAGATGCGAACGCCGACGCCAGCGCGTTCCTCACCCGCCCCGACGTGATCCGCGTGCTCCGGCAGACCGACCGGGTGAGCGCGGAGCACGGCTTCATCATGGAGGGCCGGAACCGGCTCGACGGCTTCCCCGTGGCGAACACCACGAACGTCCCGCTCGACAACAGCAGCCCGCCGGCCGGGCGCCTGATCTTCGGCGACTTCTCGGACCTGATGATCGGGTTCTGGTCCGAGCTGGACGTGCTGACCAACCCCTACATCAGCCCCGCCTACGAGAAGGGCAACGTCCAGATCCGCGCGATGATGACCGCGGACGTGGCCCTGCGGCACCCGGAGAGCTTCGCCTATGGCGCGAACATCCCCGTCTAAGGCCGGCAACCTGGAATGGCGCGCAGCCGCGGAGCTGCGCGCCAGCGGCCGGAAGTTGGTCGGCTACGCGGCGACCTTCGACACCGAGGCCCGGTTCGGCGGCATGCGCGAGGTCGTCCGGGCCGGCGCCTTCCGCGACACCCTCGCCAACGGCGGGGACGTGTTGGCCCTCGTGGATCACAACCCGCGGCAAGTGCTGGGGCGGACCCGCGCGGGGACGCTCCGGCTCACCGAGGATCAACGCGGGCTCGCCTTCGAGCTGGATGTTCCCGACACGACAACGGGCCGGGACGTGCTGGCCCTAGCCGAGCGCGGCGACATCGGCGGCATGTCCTTCGGCTTCAACGTCCGCCCCGGCGGCGAAACCCGCAGCGGCGGCCGGCGCGAGCTGCGCGCTCTGGACCTCATGGAGATCAGCGTCGTGCACGCCTTCCCCGCCTACCAGGGCACCAGCGTCGAGGCGCGCGGCGACGGCCCCGAGCCGCCCGGTGTTGCGCGGGCGCGGCGGCTACTGGAGACGTACCGATGAAAGGCATCTGGCAGCGCCTGTTCGGCGACCGGCAGCCGGAGACACGCTCGCATCCATCGTGGGCGGCCGTGGCCGGGCACAGCGCCGACATGCCGCACAGCGGCGGCCACTACGCGGAGAACCTGACCGCCGTGCTGGCGTCGGTGGAGGCCATCGGCACGGCGATGGCGAGCCTGCCGGCGTTCGTACAGCGCCGCGACGGCGACCGCCTGGAAACCGCCCCGGAGCATCCGGTGTCCCGGCTGATCGAGCTGGGGCCGAACGATCACCAGAGTTGGCCGGACTGGGTGCATTGGACGATGGCCCAGGCCCTGATGCACGGCAACGCGCTCTCCGAGATCGTGACGGACGGGCGCGGCGCACCGGCGGGGCTGCGGCCGATCCCGTGGAACCACGTCAGCGTGCAGATGCTCCCCAGCCGCCGGCTGGCCTTCGACTTCGCCGACCCCGAGGACACGATCGGCGGCGCTGGCCGCGAGCGGCGCTTGTTTGAAGACGAGGTGTTCCACCTCAAGGACCGCACGGATCACGGGCTCGTGGGCGTTTCGCGCCTGGCGCGCGCGGCGCAGCCCATCGCCGCGGCGGACAAGACGCAGCGGTTCGCCCACGGCATGTACGCCAACAACGCTGCGCTGGGCGGCGTGCTCAAGCACCCCGGCCGCTTGAGCGCGGAAGCCGCCGAGCGTGTCCGCCACAGCTTCGAGGCGCGGCACAAGGGGCCGGAGAACGCGGGCCGGATGGCCGTGCTTGAAGAGGGCATGGACTACGCGGCCACGAACATGAGCGCGGAAGCGGCGCAGCTTATCGACAGCCGGCGGTTTTCGATCGAGGAGATCGCCCGGATCTTCGGTGTGCCGCCGCCGATCATTGGCGACCTGTCCAACGGCACGTTCACGAACACCGAGACCGTGGGCCGGTGGTTCGCCACCAACACCTTGTCCCCGTGGATCAGGAAGGCCGAACACGAGTTCCGGCGGTCGGTGTTCCCCGAGTCCAGCCGCGCGACGCACCGGCTGACCTTCGACCTTTCCGGCTTCCTGCGCGGCGATCCCGAACAGCGGTGGCAGGCGCACCAGATCGCGGTGCGCAACCAGATCCTCACCCCCAACGAGGTGCGCCGGGTTGAGGGGTGGAACCCCCGCGACGGCGGCGACCGCGTGGTTGATCCCGGCGCAACGGCAAACGAGGGCGCGTGATGGCAAACGCCGAAGAGCTACTGGTTCAGATCGACGCCAGCACCGAGCAGCTTCGTCGTGAGTTCCGCCGGGCGGAAGACTCGACGGGCAAATTCCAGCGCCAGATGGACCGCAAGCTGAGCGACGTTGACCGCAAGATCAACCAGTTCACGCAGCGGGCGCAAAAGGCGATGGGAGCCTTCGGCGCGGCGGCGGGCGTCGCGGCCGGCGCGACCGGGCTGGGCTTGCTGGTGAAGCGCGCGGGCGAAACCGCGACGCAGATCCAGAGCCTTTCCCGGCAAGCGGGCACGGGAACCACGCAGTTCCAGCGTCTCTCCGCCGTTTTCC